GTTGCCTGCCATGATATTGCTCCTTAGTTGTTAGGAGACGCCGTACTGTCGTTTTGCGGCAGCCCAAGCGTCAGAGATTGAACGGATGGGGCCTCCTTCGTCCTTGCTGCCCTTAGCAGAAGAACCGCCTTCGACAGGTGCGGCATTGCGCTTGGATTCGATTACCGCCTTCTCCTGCGCCGCTTTGTCTGCGGCGAGTTGCTTGGCGGCTTCTGCCTGCGCTGCCACTCGGTCGTAAGCCAACTGCTTATAGACTGCTTCAAGATTGTTGTTGCCTTGCGATACGGCTGCAGCAACAACTTCTTGAGGAACAAAGTCTTCCCCGTATTTATTTTGCAACGCCTGAATATCGCGTTCCAGTTGAGCATAAGCCTGTTGTTCCTCAAACGCCTTGATTCGCTTGTCCAGTTCAGCCAACTTGGCATCGGCTGGGTCTGCCCAAGCATCTTCAAAATCAAATTCATCGGCCATCTTAGCCGCCTCCTGTTTGGTGACGCCATAGTGTGTGGCCAACAAATCAATTGTTTGAGATGGATTATTCTCAAGGGCTGCCTGAATTGCGGTAGCCCACTGCAACTGCTGACGTTGCTCTGCCAGTTCCTGCGTCTTGCGGGTATAATCCGCATGGCGCGAGTAGCCAGCAACAGCCTCTGTGAGAGGAACCCGAACATCCTCGCCGTCTACCTTCACGGTCACAAAGTGGTCCGAGAATTGGTCTACGTCAAGAACAGGTCCATCAAATACTTCGGCTGTCCCATCCACCTCTGAGACTTGTCCGCCATCTGCGGGGTCAACTTCGGGGATATCAATTATGTCACTCATCATACTCCTAGAGTCCACAAGGGTTGCTCTACGTATTGGGGCATATCGTTACATTGTGTTCGGCAAACCGATGCCCATACGGCTTGACAACGCTGCTAGAACGGCGGGGTCAACGCCGCTCAAACCTTCAGGGGTGGCCCCAGGCGGGGCGATAATGTCCGGTGATGGCATAGGTCCACCAGCAATGCCGGCCTGTTCAGGCGGCATTTCTGCGCCCATCTGCGGAGGCATCGGCGCACCAGCCGCTTCGGGCATGGGTGGTGCCTGCTGCAAGAACTCATCGGGGTTCTTGACGCCGAAACCGAACTGAAGGACATGGGTGGCCAACTGCTGCATGTTGATGATGCCAGCACCAGCGAACGGAGCCATGGCATCAACCATCTGGAGGGCCATCTGTCGACGGAACGACTCGTTGACGGGAGCCGTAGAGCCAGCCTCCACCTCAAAGTCGAACTCTCCCGCGATGAAGTCGCGGTCAAAGGTGACCCATGCTGTCTCGCCATCCCGCCCGATAACACGGGCGACCTGCTCGCCAGTCATGAACTGTTGTGCCAAAGCCACAAGACGATGTGCGACATTGGCGATAACGCCTTCAATCGTAGCCAACTTGTCCGCAGCACGAGCGTTTGCGGCGTCCTGCATGATTGCCGCTTCTGTGGCCGTACGCCGAATCTCGGGCAGGCCACCACGCTGATACTCGGTCACACCAGAAATCTGTTCGATATCAGCCTGAATCATATTCGACTGATTATAGAACTCGGGTGGCGTAATAACAGCAGGGAAGGGGGTGACAACATTGGACAACGGTTCGTCGGAGTTGACGGGAACCATCACGTTGTCGTAGTCCGACTCCAAGGCCGAACGGCCATCGGAGTCAAACGCCGATTCTTTGAATAGATACTTGCGGGAGAAACGCTTACGATGATTCATCATCTGTGTACGCGTCTCATTCAGTTCGCGCTGAAGCGGCTCGATAGCCTCAAGGTCACCGATGGGATAGAAGTAATCGGGGATGTCGTAGTTGCGAATCATCACAAACGGATGCCCGAAGGCATACGGCATCTTGGTTGGCTTGATGAGGAACTGGTCGCTAGTTTCTGCGAACACACACATGGTTCCAGACTTCAGGTCGTAGAACTCCCAAATGTCCGCGTACTGATGGCTTTCATCCCACGTCCGCTTTCGCTCTGGCTCATCAACATAGCGAGCAGTAGCCGAAGGGGATACATTCTCCCGAGCAGAACGGTTATAACGCTTGTCTGCCTTGATTTCACGCAATGGCCTACGGATGCGTTGAGCAATCCATCGCATGTCCTCTTCGGAAGTAGCGTCTGGGTCAACGTAAACGTCGAATGGAGACACGCGCTCCACAAAAGGACGGTCTTCGCGCACAATAATGTTGGGCGTGATGAGGTTATTCTCATCAACAGTCGAAGCATCTTCACTTGTTTCGATTTCTTCTTCTTCGACATAACGATAACCCACCTTCAACCATGCGTGACCGACAACAAGAAAGTCTTTGACCGCGCGACGGAACTGCGGCTTCACCTTATAGTGCTTCCACCAGTAGTTCACTACCGCTTCCGTAATGATAGCACGAGGAGAGTCCTCGGGCTTGCGCGCATTCACCGCAATCTTCGGATAGTTCACCGAAACACTGGGGCTAATCACGTTGACAGTAGCGAAGGCAGCATTGATGAGCAGCCTATCTTCGTCTGTGGCGAACTCGTAGTGCCGGCCACGATACAGGTCAACAAGGCGACGCCAAGTATCGTCGTATCCTTCTTCGCGACGCCAACGCTTCGACTTGTAGATGTGCTGCTTGTAGCGCGCAAGAATCTCGCTATTAGAGAGTCTGGGCATCTTCGCTATTCCAAACCTGGGCTGAACGACCCAACCAGTTCCACACGGCAATCAGGCCAGCAATGCCTGCAGCCTTGAAGAAAGACATGTTGAATACGGCGGCGGTCAGCGGCGAAGCCGTTGCCCCCGCAATGAAGGTGGCAACTGCACGATGGAATGCTTCCTTGTAACTCACAACCCCTCCTTGAGGTGATAATCAATGTGGTCGTCCAATCGATTGTCGATATGGTCAACCTTCTTTTCGATACGGTTCAAAACTCTCAGGTTCTCGCCATGCTGTTCGGTATTCCGCTTATCGAAACGGTGCAATCCCCACATCAGGGGACCGCCAATAACGGCAACGGCGATAGGAACCCACCACATGGCATTACACCCAACGATTCCCGACGCGCTCGGCCTTGATGCCAGCATCAGCGGCCTGCTTTTCCTGCTGTCGTTGACGCTCCACAATGGTCGGACCATGGAAATCCTCTTTGCCATGGGTGAATCCGAGGCGTACACCCTGAATATGGCATTTGAAGCACACCGCGCCACGGCGCGGAAGGACATCAAAGGAGAAAATATTGCCGCATTCGGTACAGTTGATAGCGCCCATCACAGATAAAGCCTTTCGTTACCCACGGGAACGGGTGTTATGCGCCCCAAGCGGCACCCTTTTGAACGGTTCTTCCTCCGAAATCAAGAATTTCTCAAACCAATTGAGGCTATATTTGGGCGCAGCAACCTCAGCCCTGTATTCGGGAAGCCAGACGTACTTCAACATCTGCCAGCAGATAGCCAAAGACATCACCCTGTCATCGTGGGGGGAGCCGTTCATCCTGCCATTGGGGTTTCGGACGAAGGTAATCAATTCCTGGATGGTGCGCTCGTCCTCAATGGTGATTTCGTGGTCACGGATAGCCGCAGCCAGTTCGTCGATGGCCAGCGGCTTGGTGGCTACAGTCGTGCGCCAACCCAGAATCTCGGTCGCTTCAGGATTTCGCTGTTGAAGGCGACGGGTGCGGTATATATTCTTATAGCCGTAGCGTTGAATGGCCTTCAACGTGGTCAAACCATGGTTGTTGTTCTCCACACCCAGCAAAGCGCCGTTGTACCAGTAGCCCAACTCGGCTAGCAGGTCGCCAAATAAGTCTGGTTCAATGTGGCCGTGCCAATGGGCGACGACCCGCAGGTCGTGCGCCTCAATAATGTGAGCCGAACTGTAGTCTCCATGCGCTAAACCTTCAGCCACGTCAGCACCAATCACATACACCCCATCGGGGCGCGGTTCTTCCCAGATGCAGAACTCCCCATCGGGAGTCTGCCTGAACTCCAGATTCTTTCGTGACAGTACATGCACATAGCCGCGGCGCGGCGCAACAGTCTCCAACTCCCTGAGAGCATCGACATCGAAGACGGGGTTGCCCGACTTGATGAATGCTTCCTCTGGGTTGCGGGGGTATTCCTGATGCAACTGCCATGAAGGCATCGAGCGTTCCTTGGCCTCATACCAGTCATCGTTTCGGTCGCCAGCAGACCAAGGC